TTAAACTCCGTGAATCCTATCTCTGCCAGTATATCAAGGATGATAGCCGATTCAAGTTCATGGCCGTTATAATAGGTTATGGTTTCCTCTCCCTCGCTATAAGCTATGTTGTCAGCAAATAGTATGTTTTCAAGTATTGAAAGCCCGTCAGTAGCTGTGATTGAAACGGCATAAGGAACCGGCTCATATACTTCCTCGTAGTTCTGTGTCTCAATATACCCTGTCCAGTATAACGCCTCGTTACAATAAATATTAACCGGATAGTGCATATCCTCGACAGAGTAAAGATCAAGGAGTGCAAAGTTCGTTTCAGAATAGACTTCAAACGTGGCCCTGCTCGGACGCATCGGGTCGAATACATCATCTGACTCGTTGTCGTAAGCAAAATTAAGCGGGTTGCCAGTGGCTTTCAATAGAGTATAGTCACCCGTGAAGTCCGGGTCCTCTATTGAGATCCGCCACTCGACTTTTTGCAAGTCAGAAAATTCTATTCTCCACCTCTCAGCCATTTCTTCTAAGTGCCAGTGCTATATCTTTCCCTTTTATTGATCCAACTACATTTACATTCAGTGGTTGACTCTGAAATCCACCAAGCCCGCCCGTCGCTTTCCCGCCAAGTCCCATATTCCAAAGATTCTGTGTTGCCATAACAGCTAACCCTGGACCTGGGAATAAAGCCCTTATAAGTCCGAATATGACAGCTTTTGCAAGATATTCCGCCACTAATCGCTTCATTCCATCTATCATAGTCTCAACCATGTTCTGAAAACCGTTCTCGGTAGAAGTGAAGAGGGTATCAAAAGAATTAGTAAGTATGTTGATAGCCTCGTTTTGAAGCATCAGGGCATTGGTCATGTCTTCTATGGGCTTCGTAAATTTTGGAGCGTCGGCAAGTTTATTCTGTATCTTCTGAAAATCTTTATAGTCATCCCAAAGCTTTTCCCACGGATTAAAGTTTTCTTCTGTATATCCTTTAGGGACGGATAACTTCTCAATAAGCGGGTTATCCTTCCGTGTTTCAGGTAACTTGGATAACTGATCTATTCTCTTTTGTAGAGCATCAATAACCTGAAGTTGTGTCGCTAATCCTTTCTTGTCGGCAATGTTAATCTGTTCAAGATTCTCCTTTTCCGTCTTTAATTGTTCATTCAGTGATGCTATTGTCTCAACCTGTTCCTTTACCTTTTCAAGTGGTCCCCCCGAAGATTCACCACCAGAATACATATTAACCGATTGCTGTTTTGCTAAGAACTCTTTTGCCTTGCGATATTCTTCAAGATTTTCATGGGTGGGCGACTTCCAACCAATCAAAGGAACATCCGGATCTTGCAAAACCTTCATGTAAGTAGTAAGGTCTTGGAAAAATTCTTTTAACCCGCTCTTTAAAACAAACTCCCCAACTTGTGTTTTTAATTCCTTCCATGCTGTTGCAAGCTGTGATATGGATGTGGCTGCCGTATCTGTCACATCACCCATTGCGGTTAATTCACGCTGGATGATATTCCCAGCCGCTACCCCGAAATCACCTACCTTCGCTATTTCTTTCTGTAACTCAACAGCAGAAATCCCCAGGTTGTCCATCACAAGGACTGACTTACGCCCTATCCCCGTAATAATGGAGTTAACAAGATAATCAACCGATTCTCCGGTTTGAATAGCCCGCTTTGTGGCAAACTCAAAATAAGTGGCAAGCTGTTCAAGTGGTATCTTAAAGTTCTTCGCCTGTACCGCTTTACGCATTAACTCAAGGTCGGTAACAGTCCCCCTTGTGGCAGTACGAAGATTTTGAAGCAGATTAGGCTGGTTAAGGTTTTTAAATGCTTGCGAAACACCCTCAATCTGTGCTGCCAGTTTTATCCCTTCAGCTACAAAATTAGTAACGGCAGTAACAGTGAAGGCAGCACCAATCATGCCACCAAGCCTCTTGAACCCGGCATTTAATTGGCTGAGATTACCCTGTGCTTCCTTCAGCCCACGCTTAAACTCGCTGTTATCGAGTCCAAGTTTCGCCTTTAATTTTTCGTCTGCCATTTAATCAGCTTCCTCCGCTCTTTCATTTCCTCATATTCTTCCCGTGTCAGTAGGTCCACTTTCGGGGCGTCCTTATCGGTGTAAAGAACCATCACATCCCGCACATCAACGGGCTGGCTCCCTTCCTTGCGGTAAACATTCATAAGAATTGCACACTGTAACCGTTGCAACTCCTTCCGCCTTGCCTCCCTCGTCTCGTAACCCTTACAGGAAAGTTCAATCTCCTCAAAGGTCATCCTCCAGAACTCCGAAGGCTTCAGCCCTACCTCCCCGACACAATAGGAAAGAACTTCACGCCACGTTACTTTTTTTTTACCTCGTTACCCTTTGCCAGTTCAGCAAGGGAGAAACCCAACATCTTGGCATTGACGACAGCCGTTTGTAACTGACCAATAGCACCCTCGGTGTTATCCAGCAAGTCCCCGAACCGGAACTCATTAACCATAGCACTTTCCCCCTTGCTTCTCATGGCTGATACGTGGGCAAAGTAGAACAGTTCCCTTAACTTGAATATATCGGGGGGTGTCCCGTCCTCTTTCCCGAATATCCCGCTCTCGGCTATCTGCCAGAACTCTATCTTATACTTCTCGCAGAACAGGGCATACGCATTTGAACCAAACTGAAACGGCAAACGCTCACTACCGAAGTCTATCTCTATATAACCGCTTAGTGTGTTCATACTATGATGTTGCTACAGTTCCCTTTGTAAGTTCACCGGCTCCCTTAAAACCACCTGACATAGAGACAGCATCATTATAACCTGCTGTCATGGTTAATCCTGTTGCATTGGCATTGCCCTTAAATACAAGACCCCCGCCAGTGCCGTCAATGACAGCCATCTCAAGGATTGCCGTGGTGTCACCTGTGATAAGGTCAAAGATTTCCTCCGCGTTCATCGTGTTGCTCGGATCATACAGGCCGTCAAAGGTGACTTCCCAATCTTTCGATCCATAAAGGCTATCCCCCCATGCGTCACTATCCTTTGTGGTAGTGTCTATAAGGTTGCTGTTAACTGTTAATGTGAAGGATTTCGTCCCCCCGATAGCCGTACCGTTAACAAGTACAAGCATATTTTTCCCGCTTAATTTTGCCATTTTACTCCTCCTCTAATCTGAATTTAATAACTATTGATTTTACGATAACTATATTATTATCAAATAATACCCTTTGTGTGGCTATGCTACCAACCATGACATTGATCTCGCTGTACCCGTCTATGCCCCCGACATCTGACCCCCCGGAACCGGCCTCGGTAATCGGATCAGCCGTTATCAGTTCGAGAATATCCTCTGAAAGAGCATTGACCATCTTGTAGCTTGCGTCATTGCCGGTATAAGAAGCGTAAACCTCTATGTTAATTGAGTTAAGGGTTATGTTTGAGTCTTTTGTCGATTCGTCAGCCTCCATGTACTGCTCGCCCAAAACAATGAAGGGCATTTTCTCCCCTTGAGGAACGAAACTATAACACGGCACATAAGACCCGTTATACTGAACTGTTAAGTTGAGTATGTCATATAGCCACTGCCTTATACTTTCTGAAGGATCTTTCATTTGAATCCCATTTGATGAAGTTTCGTAAACATCTCTTTAACGCTTAACTTGACAGCCGGGAAGAAATACGGTTGTGCCCTGTTATTCACTTTGCGTATTCCCTTGCCCTTGAACTGTATTGCATATTCCGCAAGTTCATTAGGCACTGAAACACCCTTGCCTGTGCCAAACTCCACGTAAGGAGCATATTTAACATTAACCCCTTTACCTGCGCCTCCCGCCCATACCTCCGCTTCCATACCTGCGCCCGTGGCGTTTGTACCTATTGAAGCACGGAGAAAGCCGAAGTTAACCGGAGCCAGACGCATCGCCTTACGGACAATATTTGTACAGGTTCCAAACACTATCTTCTGACACTGACTTGTATTCTGAGATGACAGTGTGGCAGTCCAACGCTTGAACTTCAACAATTCTGACTGAGGCAATATGATAAAAGGTTTAGACATACGCCAACACTTTAAAATCATCCAACTTATCAGAAGGAAGTACCGAATGAATCGTATAAAATTCATCATTCCACTTTATCCGGTAATCAGGGCTTAATGTGTAATCAGTCCTTTTCCTTATCTCAAACTCAACAGCTTTACGATAGATAACGCCTCCATTATCTAATGACCGGGAACCGGATAAGAATCTGGCTGATGCCCACTCGTAATAAGTGTCAGTCCATGAGTTCTCGCCCCCGCCCTGCCCGTCATCTGTCCGGGTTGCTACCTGAACAGTAAGATAATGTCTGCGTCCTCCTATTTTCATATCCAAAGCTTTTTACGATAAGGGGCTGCCAATACCTTGCTTTCATTGCTCAGTACCGTTAACCCTCCGGTTGTAATATTTTCTCTTAGTTCGTAATCAGTGGCTACCTGTTTCAGAATAGCAAGCTTCAGTTCTTCCGGCAAGTCTTCTGTAGCTGCATT